TCGGTTGCCATAAAAATCTCTAACTGTTTGTATAATACACTAAGCGTTCGCGGAAAACTGGCAAGTTATTGTTCCTAAGAAATGTGCTCGATCATCAAGATCGACAGGCGTAGGCCCAACAATGTCTCCCACACGGGGTTTACAGCTAAATGTATCAGTGTAATTAGTTGCGTTAACAGAGGTCAATCCATCTATTACCGATTCCCCGATTGCTGAAAAGACCGCTGTGCCTTTCACCTTTGGAACGTAAATATCGCACCGAACGAAACCTGTGTAGTAATCAGAAGAACCTCCTTGATTCTGAAGAGTAGAACTATTAAAACCAATAGACATCCTTATGAATTTGATTGTCTTACTAGGAGTTGTAAAAGGTGTGTTGTCATAAGACATTTTTACTGTTGCATCAGCAGCAGCTACAGCGTCAGTAACAGCTTTCTCAAAAGCAGCGCGTGTGTTTGCGAGAGTCATAATTAGATGTCCTGACCTGCAATATTAATGTTAGGTCTTCTATCAGTGAACTTCCTATTTATCAAAGCATCTAAAGCTCCTCCTGCTGCATATTCAATAAAGCGAGACTTCGGTGAAGCAAGTGCATAATCTGTGTATTTAGCCGTGTTCCCAACAAAAACGGACTTATCCACTGGAAACTTGAATTTATGAGGAATGTAATGCCTGATTTTTACAATCGGCTTCTTCCCAGGAGCTAATTTATATGTCTTTGGTTCAAGCAATGCCTCCCAAGGAGCTTTTCTCTCTTCCGTTCCTGTTAATGGAGACAAACTTGCTTTCCAACTAGAGGCAAAAAATCCGGTTAACACTGGACTGACTGACCTCGTTACAGATCCCTTTGAGCCTCCTACTCCAAAAGTTAAATCACTTATAACTTCTCTAACTAATTCATTGAATTGAATATCAATTTGTTCCCTAAGATCTTCTTCTATCCCTCTTGCGAATCCTTTCGCATCTTTTCTATTTAGCTTGCTTCTGGCCATCAGAATTTAACCAAAATAATATGAAGATATTCTTGCCCACCTTTATAGGTCAAAACATCCACAACACGAGAAGTCTTTGTACTGCCTGCATAAGTCAATGTTATTTCATCCTGGATCGTTGGTTGATTATTTCCAATTAGATCAGGTGTTATATAAACCTTCGCTTGCCTCGTTTCGTTTTCGTCCTGCTCAGACGCTCGAATAAATTCAACAGGAACACTAATGTTTGAATATGTAGTGTCTGTTGTTGTTATGGCTCCTGTCCCTGTGTTGTAAGCAGGTGCAGTCTTCCTTATATAGGTGACTGTCGAGTCCAAAGCAGAGCCGAGGTTAGCAACTACTGATTTTGCTGCATTCTTAAATGCAGTATCGAGTGAACCTGCCATTTAACCTCTCACAACAGCAACTTGGAAGCTACCAGCGCCACCTCGACAATAAGCACCGAGATAAGACTGGAGCCAAGGGTAGATGTCAAATACATTATTCACCATCCCCACGCTTTGACTTTCAGTATTGTATTCAACCTCCATATCTCCCATCTTTACCTTTTCGTAAACACCATCCGTACCTTTGTTGCCTGTAATTGCCTCAGTATCATTAGCTAAAGCTCTTGCTAACTCATATTGAGCATATTTAATATTGCTTGGAGTGGCAGAACAAGTTAACTCAACTCTGTCTACGTGGTAATTATTTCTAGGCCATTTCAGTGCTTGGTTTGCATCGCATCGATCTCCTTCGTAAACCAACGAATCGATCCAACGACAAGCAGCTATTAATGCCCTGTTCTTCTGGTCGTCAGTTTTGTTATCCCAAGTCGAAGACTCTGGAGTGGTTTCAAAGTAAGTGTCAGCCTCAGCCAAAGTTACATAGCTGTTAGCTGTTGCACTCTTCAGCGTGGCGATGATAGTTGCAGCCACAATTCACTCAATAAATAATGCTTGCAGTCTAGCGTTAAGAAAAAAACCCCACCCGTATGCAGACCAATGCCGAGTGGGGTCCATCTCGCTCTCTTTAATTATGAATTAAAGAGTAGAGGTATCAAGAGGTGTGTTAACAGTTAGTTGAACCAAAGGAATTAGATCTACATCGTATGTAGCTGTCCAGTTGTCCTTGTTGCCAAGCACACTATTGGTTGGGTTGTCAGCAGCGTTACCCCACTTAGTACCCATGATGTGATACGCAGTGTGATAATCAACTGAAAGAACGTCCTGCTTGGACAAGATGTTGCGATCAGCTTCAATCCGTAGATCTTGCTGAACACCTTCGAGGACTGTACCAGACTTAGCCAAATAACAGTAGTACTCCTTGATGTGACCAGAAGCACCAGGTTGAACTGCGTTCACCTGAGAATCCATGATTACATTCAAACCAGCGAAAGTACCGATGCTCTTAGCATCAACACCAGCGCCACCGCCGCCCCAAGTGATAGTTCCCGCAGAAACCATTGAAGCAGTGGAGAACTGTAAGAGTCCTACCTGGTACAGATAGAAACCAACATTAGGGTGAACAATCAAGGTGTCCAATTCATCGCCACGTTCTCCAAGAAGCGCACGAGCTTTTGCTACGTTTGCACCTGTTAGATAGTTAGCTTCAGCCTGTCCTGAACTAGCAGCAACCGCGTAGTCACCTGCATTAGCATTTAAGGCTGTACCGAACAAACCATGCAACTGATAGAACAGACGTTGGCTGTTTAACTTGTTGATTGCGTCTGCAAGCTGGTTGCGGATATGAAGCATTGGATCTTCACCAGCAGCCAAAACTGCAACATCATCAACCGCATAAGCAAAACCTCTGTGGCAGATGGATGCAATTTGGGTTCCTGTACCAATCTTCTGTGGTGTTAAATAACCCGCAGTAGATGTACCCCAGTTGGCCGCACCAGTCATTACCTCTTCAGTAGGTGCAACTGGATTGAACTCAGGAACTTGAATACGTGAACCACCTTCCTTAGCATCAAGGAAAGGACTACGAACAACTGCACCACTCTTTACGAATAGACTGCGTTCTTTAATTGCTTCGCTTACATAGCGAGACAAATTATTTCTCTTAACGATGTCCGCAAGGAGGACACCGCCGGAATAATTCTGAAACGGAGCTGCCATTTCAAAAAACGGGAATTAATTTTGCGAGGTCCAAGTCACAGACTCGGTTGTTAGTCTCACAGAAACTAACTAGATTTAAGCCTCTCTTTTCAGCACGGCTGCAAGTTCAGGCTCGGTAGCTTCAAGGGCCATTTGCCTTGTTAGATTCATACTACCTTCTTTATAGGGATTAGGCATACCTGGAGAGACAGAAGAGTTAGGAGTTGGTTTAGCTCCCATGCCTGCTGCACTGCTTGGTTTGAAGTGGTGTTCCCATCCAGAACCAGGATTTTTTAGGTTCCCTATGTAAGTATTTAAGTCTTGCTCAACTCCTCCATTTAATACAACTACTTTGCCCTCATCGTTCTTTTTAAGGTTCGCGGAGAGAAGAGATAAGGTTTGCTCTGCGTTAATAGCACCAGAAGAACTGATAGCAGCCAAAGCTGCAGTTTTTGTTGTTTCTGCTTCATTAGAAGCTTGCAAATCTGTTATTTGCTTCTTTAATTCTGAGTTTTCTTGGGATTGCGTTTGACTTGTTTTGTTTGCTTCTTCCCATAAGTCTTTCCACTGTCCTTGGTCTTGCAGGACTTGCTTCCGCTGGGTTTCTTGCTTGTCATAAACCTCATCTAATTTAGATTTTAACCCCTTAAACTTGCCATTTTCTTCAGCAACTTGCGCCTTTAAAGCAGCAATTTGTGTCTCGTATTCTGCCTTTAAAGCATCAAGATTAGGCGCTTCAGGAAGTGGAGCGTTAATTGGAGCAGGAGTCTCAGTCACGGACTGTTCAGTGGGAGTCACAGACTCCGACTGGATGACTTGTTCTTCAACCATAGTTAAGAATTAGGTTTAGTTTTAGTGACTTTTGCAGGAGATTTGACCTCTTTCTGCTGTTTAGCAGTAAGTCCTGCAAAAGGTTGTTCTTTAGGAGCAGACTTTTTACCCGCAAAAGCGGCTTCTAAGTCTTCTGCTCTTACACCGGAATCCAAATTACCGGAGGGCATAATAGAAAAAAATTAATTGTGTA